TTACAATACTTTCATTTTTTACATTTATACTTTGGTATTATACTTTGTATATAAGATCTCCAGGTTTAATAAAATATACATGGTTATTATTTATTGGATTAGTTGTTTACAATGAAATTATACGAGATGTTCTCGTACATTTCGAATTATTAGATGATAAACAATCTAGATATACATCATATAGAGTATCAAATGGTTATGTATTAGTAAAATTTAACAAAATTTATATAGAATACTAATATCTATATTTTTTTTATATATATAATATAGAATAATGGATTCAACAATTATTATTATAATAGCAATTGTGATTTGCGTAATATGTTTATCTATCTCTGTATCATCATCTATATTTCTAAATAGATCTTCAGAAAAAGAACCACAACCATTACCGGATGCTTCAAATTTAAAAATACCTGAAACATCTTCAAATAAATCTATCATAAATGCAAATCCAGGAGACGCTATTTCTTGTTTGAACTATAATCCAAAAGGAGACGGTGCTATTTATAGATATGACGGTGATAGAAAAATGCGATGGTATCCAAATCCTGAAATAGCTGGATCATGGGATCCAAATTGGGGATCTGGAGGTAACAGAAAAATTGATTGTACAGGATTCCAGTTAGGTGAAGATATAGCAAAACAAGTGTCTTTTGGACAACCAGCACCTGCACAACCAGTGCTTATCGGACAACCCACGCTTTTTGGACGTCCATCAACATAATATTATTTTTAAAAAAAAATTGATTTACAACTCATTTTATTCTATATAAAATGATTTCAAATAGTTTTATTGTTTCAACAACAACGTCAATTGCATCAATTATAGGAGCATCCGTATGGTCAGCATCAAATGACTTGTTTACACATACTACAGGATATGTTTTTACTTGGGTTTTATCTGTGTTATCGTTTTTATCTGGATTTCTAGGATACGTTTTGCATACATTTTCATTTGTGTTTGCAGTCATTCAAAATTATAATATTGTACATATACATATTGGTTCCATCTCATTTTTTGGAGCTGTTTTTTGTTTTCTTTGGTTTGTCAATTCTATTAATCTATCTATTATAACTAATCAATGTAAAACAATTTCTGAAATTTTCTTTGATGATGATATCGTACCAAAACATTATAACTACAATTGCAATGGTGAAATTATTTCTGTTATATTCAGTTATGTAAATATGATTGTTTGGGGATATATCTGTTATAAAGGGACTATTACGTGGCTAAATCGATATTATCCAAATACTCCAAATACACCCATCAATCAAGATATAGAAATGCATCACGATGAACAAACTATAATTCAAGAACCCGTTCAAGAAACTGTTCAAGAACCCGTTCAAGAAACTGTTCAAGAAACTGTTCAAGAAACTGTTCAAGAAACTGTTCAAGAAACTGTTCAAGAACCCGTTCAAGAAACTGTTCAAGAAACTGTTCAAGAAACTGTTCAAGAAACTGTTCAAGAAACTGTTCAAGAAACTGTACAAGAAACTGTTCAAGAAACTGTTCAAGAAACTGTACAAGAAATTGTTCAAGAAACTGTTCAAGAAACTGTACAAGAAACTGTTCAAGAAACTGTTCAAGAAACTGTACAAGAAATTGTTCAAGAAATTGTTCAAGAAACTGTTCAAGAAACTGTACAAGAAATTGTTCAAGAAACTGTTCAAGAAACTGTTCAAGAAACTGTTCAAGAAATTACTCAAGAACATTTCGTAGACGATGAAAACACTAATACAGAAAATACTACCGAAAATACTACAGAAAATACTACAGAAAATACTACAGAAAACACTAATACAGAAAACACTAATACAACCGAAAACACTAATACAACCGAAAACACTACTACAACTGAAAACACTACTACAACTGATAGCAGTAAAAGAGATTTATCTACAAAAAAAGCAAGACGAAGAGTTAGAATTCGTTAATTGTTTAATATATATTAATTGGTGATTAACTTAAAAATAATTATATATCACTATGTTATATAATTATGCCTTCTAAATTGTGTTTAAAAAGATTAAATAAAGAAATTTTAATGTATCAAAAAGAGAACTTTAGTTTTCCAAATCTAATATTGCGCCCTGATGAATCAAATATATTAATTTGGTATTTTTTAATTCACGATTTGCAAGATACGCCATTTGAAGGAGGTGTATATTTTGGAAAGGTAATTTTAGATGATAACTATCCATTAAAACCACCTAATTTTTATTTTATAACTCCAAATGGACGATTTCAAACAAATGTAAAAATTTGTACAACATTTTCATCTTATCATCAAGAGACATATACAAGTACTTGGAATGTTATGTCAATGATGGAAGGTATGATATCATTTATGACAGATGTACATCCTGATAAAGGTATAGGTTCTATAGATGCGTCACCTGAAGAAAGATCAAGACTTGCAAAATCTTCTATGGAATGGAATAGATCAGATGAAAAATTTAAAGTTATATTCCCAGACATAGATACTTTATTGAAATTATCTGGAAATTAATTATTGAAACTTTTTACGTTGACGTAATCCATAGTTTGGAAGTGTTAATTTATTTTTCAATTCAATTCTCAATGCGTCCTTTGTATTTACAGGTTCTTGGTTAACAAATGAATCATAATATGAAGTTGTAGATAGAGTTGGTGGAGTATATTCGATTTTATCTGTATATTCAATGGTAGGTGTATTTAAAAATGACTTTTGCGGAACTGGTGAGAATGGATTTTTTGCATAACCTTCATTTCCAATATTCATTTTTGAAAAATTAAAAATAACAGGCTCTATTTCGTGTGTATACCAAGTACTTTGATCTGAAGTTGCTGCAAATTCATTTTCATAATATGTAAAGAAATCATTAACACAAGATTTGGAATTATAAACATTATCCAAATAAGACTTTTGTGTATTTTGAGTAATTGCTTCTTGTATAGGACTAGGAGGAATATCAATGGTAAAAACGTCACTGTTAGTAAGATTTCTTGGAGTGATATATTCAACATTAAAACAATTTGTTGTTTCTACTTTTTCAATAGCATCTGTTTCAATTTGTGTATCAATTGTTTCAATTTGTGTATCAATTGTTTCAATTTGTGCATCAATTGTTTCAACAGGTTCAGTCATAATTTGAATATCTCGTGTTTCGATTTCTATTTCTGTAGTTTCAGCTTCTATACATACAGGAATTGTTGTTAATTCGTATAATACATTTTTTGAGCTATCGACAGAGTTCCATACCCATCCTTTATTTATAATTTCTTCTTCGCAAAAAATTTCACAACGATCATTAAATAGCGAGTATCTTATGTCAGCTAATTTATCAGGGTATGTTTCAATGTATCTTTCACGTAACCATTCGTAGCACTTTTGAAAACCATAATCTAAATCAATTTCGTTGGAATATATATAATGTGTTTTTTTAATATTATCTTTGATATAAATCAATGTTTTGTTCATATTTTATATATATAGATATAAAATAAATTTATGTATATTTCACACTATCGTGATAATTAATAAAAAATTGAAACAAAAGCGATCGTCTTAAAAATTACTCAGAGATGTCTTTTACTAAATACATTGCCCAATTTGCTAAAAACACCGCTTCAGAACAGACACATTTATCACTTAATAATGGTAAATACAACGTTCCAGAAAATGATTTTGACAATTTCTATAAACGTTATTATAATGTTATCAGTAACAAAGACGATGAAGAAAAGGAAAGTCTTTACTTGGTGGAAAAGGTATCGAATTCAGTTTTTGCATTTTTTGTTGATTTAGATATTCCAAAACGTTCACAATACAATTTAACAGATGAAGATATATTAGAATTGATAGCTATTGCTCAAACAACGATAAATGAATTATTTGTTGAAAATGCAAATTTATTAGAATATGTAGTATCTAAAAGAACAACTATAAAAGGATCTCATTATCATATTAACTTTTATAACTTGATTGTTAATAATGCCATTGCAAAACGTATTTCTACAGATATTTTACAAAAGGAAAATTTATCAGAAAAACTTAAAAATTGTATTGACGTATCTGTTTACAGAACTGGTCTTCGTATGTTAGGTTCTAAGAAATCAGATCGTTCAAAAAATGTAGATGTTGAGAAAGATGTTAATGGAGAAGATACAGTTTATAAACTTTATGATATTGTTTCTGGTACATTCATTGAATTGTACGAAATGAATTATCAACAATTTGCTAAAACTATAGTTAAAAGAATAAGATCAACAGAATTATCACAATTAAAAGATAGTACTCTTTCAAAAAAACTTGTACAAAACGTCTTACCAACTAAAGAAGTCAATAACAAACGTTTAGAAACTGAAATTACAAAATTATTATCTACTCTTAAACAACAAAATGAGTGCTTAGATAACTTTGACATTTCCGTAAGTAGAATTTATACGAAACAAAACAAACTTGGAATTTTCTGTCATTATGTTTCTGTTAATGGTAAATATTGCCCATTTAAAAATCGGGAACACGAAAGAGCAACTAGCCCCATATATTTCGAAATCAATATGAATGGGGTATATATGAAATGTCACGATCAAGAATGTATCAGAAGAATTTTCCCAGATAATGGTCTAAAACTACCTGATGATTTAGAAACGGAATATCCAGAATTATATATTAGTATGACTACAAAATATTGGCGATCAGAAGTTACTGTTACAGATGAAATTCGTCAATGTTTAGAAACAAGTTTATGTGGATCTCATTATTCAGTTGCAAAAGCAGTATTCCAAATTTACAAAGATCGTTTTCGTGTAGATGATATTAAGAACACTGAGTGGTACGAATTCAACGGTACAAGATGGAAAAGAAGTCATCTAATTAATATCTTAATATCAGAAGAATTACCAAAATATTATAGAAGTATTAAAATAAGTGATACATCTCAACAAAACAAAAATCTTCAAGAATTTCTTGTTAATGCAGAACGAGTAGACGCAAATATGCGTAATCAAATGGTTGACAATATTATTTCAAAATTAGAGAATGTCGGTTTCAAGAACAATATTATTTCACAAGTGATTTACTTGTTTAAAACATATGATAATGATTTTTATACAAATCTTGATTCGACACCACATCTTCTCGGGTTTAAAAATGGAGTATATGATTTTAAGGAGAGTAGATTTAGAGAAGGTGTTCAATCAGATTATATTACATTTTCAACTGGATATGATTATATAGAATACGATGAAAGTTGCCAACACACTCAAGATATTTATAAATTTCTTGGACAAATTATTCCTAACAGACGTGTATTAGAATACACATTAAAGGTTCTCGGTAAAGCACTTGTTGGCATTCCAGAGGAAAGATTTTATATTTGGACAGGTTTGTCAGGTGCAAATGGCAAATCAACACTTGTAAACTTTTTGGAAAATACACTTGGTGATTATATAACTGGTGTAGATGTTTCTCTATTAACTAACAAACGTGGTAGTTCAAGTAATGCATCTCCTGATGTTGTTAGACTTCGTGGTAAACGTATTTTTACATTTCAAGAGCCAGAACACGATGATAAACTTCGAACAGGTATTTTAAAACAATACACTGGAGGTGATACAATTATTGCAAGAGAACTTTTCAAAGCACCTATATCATTTAAATTACAAGGAACTATGATTATGTGTTGTAACGACTTACCTACCGTAACATCGATCGATGGTGGTACTTGGAGACGTATTCGTGTAGTTGAATTCAAAAGTAGATTTTGCGAAAATCCAGTAAAAGAAAACGAATTCAAGATTGATCCATCGATCAAGTATAAAATCAAATATTGGAGACCTTTCTTTATGAGTATCTTAATTTATTGGTATCAACGATTTTTAGAAGAAGGTATGAATGAACCAGATGAAGTCAAGAAAGCTACTGCTAAATACAAGGTGGACAATGATAAATTTAATGAATTCTTTGATGCTTGCCTTGAAGAAACAACAAATTCATTTGAACCAAACAAAGTCATCTACAGCCACTTTTCAAACTGGTGGTCAAATAACTATCCTAACTCAAGAGTACCAGATATCAAAGATCTGAGAAGAGCTATGAAAATTAAATTTGGAAATGAAAAAGAATCTTTGATCAATGGTTGTATAAATTATGGTTTTAATATTAAAGTTAAACAAGTGTTACAAGAAGACTACGATGATGATAACAAAGATGACTTGTAATCTATAATAAAGTAATTATTAAAGTTGTATTCCTATTATTTTTTTATACTATATTATTAATGGATAGTATAAACAATAGTATAACGAATAACACAGTGGATTTTGTTATTGAAAATAAAGAAAAAACTCAAATTAAAGGAGAGTTAAAAGTAGACGATATAGAATTTGAACAAAAAATCGAAGATGATTTTGTATGGGAAGAACTACCAACACCTTGGAAAACCAAATTATTATCAGATAGATTTGTTATAAAAAATTGTTTAGGAGATGGCAATTGTCAATTTAGATCAATAGAAACAGCTCTTACAAATGCTGGATGTAAAACTGATCACGAACGTTTACGACGTTCATTATGTAAATACATTAATAGTTTAGATATGAAAGATTTTTTCGAAATTGTTCAAAATTATCGTATAGAAAAACAAAATGGAGAGTTTGTAGGAGATTGGGATCCCTTCAGTATTAAAAATAAAAGAGATTTTAATGCACAATTAAAACGCCCTGGATTTAATTTCCAAGGGGATAATACAACATTAGCCTTAATATCAAAAGCATTAAATGTAGATATAATTTTATTAACAGATGATCTAGATATAACAGATTTAAGTAATCCTGATAAACTAGAACCAAAATTAATCGTTTTATACTATGATAAAAAATCACAACATTATCAAACAGTAGGTTTATTATTACGAAGACGTCGAATACCTATAACTATGTTTAAACGTTCAGAATTACCAGAAGAAATCGATCGTTTAATAGACAGACATAACTTTTTCATATACCATATTCGAGATATTTGTACAAAACAAATGTCTTGTGGTAAATTACAACTTAATAAAATTATAAAAGATTTAGAGGAAAGAGTTCAAACAAGAATGTCATCAGATGATAAAAAAACTATCATTCAAATTATAAGAATGATTCTCGATAATGAAAACTTTTTCAATAAATTAAAATAAATTTACTTACGACGAGATTTTGTTGTACTCTTCCTTTTACTCCGTTTATGTTGAAGAGTCAAACTATATTTCTGAAAATGCCTATGTACATAATCTATATCACGTTTTATCTTATTCGATGTTTCTGGATAACGACGTTTATTATATATAACTAAAACATTTAAACGCTTAACTATTTCAGAATATGTTGCTTTACGTTTACTTAATAATCTACGCAATATAGATCTTCTACGTTTAGCAGGCAAATCTATATGATATCCATATAAACTACCCTTCTCGGTTAATGGAATACGCACTTTTGATCTTGACCGTTTTCTAGATCTTCGCTTTACACTTTGCCTTTTTTTTGATCTTGAACGTTTTCTTGATCTTCGCTTTACAGTTCTTGACCGCGTCCTAGATCGTTTTCTAGATCTTTGTTTTACACTTCGCCTTTTTTTAGCAGTTCTTGTTTTTTTTGTTTTTATTGTAGATTTCATTTATTTGTTATAAAGTATTATAAAGTATTAAAATAAAAAAAATTTTTTTAATAGTTATTAGTATATATATTAAAATGAAAATCGAGATTACTATAGAACATTTGATAATGTTGGTTGCAATATTATTCATCTTGTCATTTTTATTAAAAGCAAAAGAAACGTTTGAAGCAGGTGATCAAAAACCAAAAAGTAAAGCCTGTGGACAAGAGTCCGTAAATTACGGTTTCCAACATTATATATTCGATAGTCCTAAGACTCCAGCTAGAGGATAATATATACAATTGTTATTATTTCCGTGGATAAAATTTATATATTATGTATATATAAATGATAATATTAGATGCGATATCATTAACAGTTATACCAATAGTTGTTTGGATGATAACAAAGAATATTTGGATAACTGTAATTGCAATATTCTTTTGTCTTCGTTTTATGAATAGTCCGGATATGTTTATTAAACAACCACAAAGTAATATTTTTTATTCTCCGACATCTGGATATATTAAATTGATTCGTGAAGATGATACATATATATACATTTCTTTATTCTTAAACATTTTCGACAATCACACGCAATATATACCAGTCGATTCAATTTTGACTAATATAAAACACTATAATGGAACATTTGTTCCAGCATATCGAGAACACGCTATCAATAACACAAGAGTTGAAAATACGTTATCTAGTACAAAATATGATTTCAATTATACAATAACACAAATAACTGGAATAGTTACTCGAAGAATTATTAGTTTACAAAAGATAAATACTGTACTAAAACCTGGTGAACGTCTTGGGTTCATTATGCTTGGGTCACGTGTTGATATAAAGGTCCCTAGAAAAAATGTAGAAAGTATACTTGTAAAATCAAATTCGCATATACAGGCAATGACACCAATGTTTAGTTTAAAATAAATTGAAAAAAATGTTATTGTTATGGAAATTAATAAGTAAGATGTCATCGAGAAAAGACTTTGAAATCTTTTTATATAAAAATAAACTTAACACAAAAACTCTAATTGATATTCTACCACAATTATCGAGTAAAACAATTGATTCTATTACACGAGATTTGGATGTTTTAAAGGAGAAGCAACCATCAGATGATATATACATTTTTACAGATGGAGGTTGTTTTAAAAATGGTAAATCTGATTCAAAAGCTGGTTATTCTGTATTTTTTACTGACGATGAAGATTCTCCTTTACATGAATTTAATACAACACGTTTGGTAGTAAAAGATCCAACTAATAACAAAGCAGAATTATCAGCTATTCGATACACATTTAGAACAGTATCTGAAAACTCTAATTTTTTCAAAAATAAGAATGTAATTATTTGCACAGATAGTATGTACTCTATTAATTGTGTAGATAAATGGTCATCTGGATGGATTAAAAACAATTGGAAAAATGCAAAGGGTGAAGATGTTAAAAATCAAGATATTATAAAAGATATTTTACAATTAAAAGGAGAATTAACAAAAAATAATGTTACAACGAAATTTCATCACGTTTTTTCACATACTCAAGAACCACAAGATAAAAATTCTTTACAACATTTTCTTTGGTACGGAAATAAACGCGTTGATGAAAATATTAAGAAAATATTGAACATTTAATTTAAAAATAAAACTTATAATACATAATAATGTCTTATAAGTCTATTAATATTATTGGTTATGGTTATGTAGGTGGTGCTATTGGTTATCTGTGTAAACAAAACAAAGTACCATTTAGTACATATGACGTTATAAAAAAAGATGAACCACTTGCAGATCAAAACTTTGATAACATCAATCAATTAGTAGAATATTCAGAAACTAAAAATGATTCTAATTTTTATTTTATTTGCGTACCAACACCACCAAATGATATTACTGGAGAGTGTGATATATCTATTGTAGAACGTGTTATTGACCAATTATACAATAAGATATCAAAACAAACATTTGTAATTATCAAGTCTACTGTTAAACCAGGTACTACAAGATCATTGTCTGAAAAATACAATGATAAATTACGAATAGTTTTCTGCCCAGAATTTTTAAAAGAAAAGACGTTTCAAGAAGACATGTATAATGCAAACTTTTGTTTACTAGGAAGTGAAACATCAGATTTGGAAAAAGATTTACTTGGTGATGTATTTACTAATTTATACAAACACAAACATATTGATGTAATTCATAAAACATATGAGGAATGTGAGTTATTCAAATATACAATCAATGTGTTTTTAGCTGTAAAGGTTTGGTATTTTAATGAAATTAGTGAGGTATGTGGTAAATTTGGAGTTCAGTATGATAATCTAAAATCATTATTTCATTTAGAACCACGTATTGGAGAATCTCATATTGATGTACCTGGACACGATGGGTCTTATGGGTTTGGTGGAAAATGTTTGCCCAAAGAAACACTGGCACTAAAGCATTTACAGGGTCTTGTTGGTTTACCTAATAAAGTATTATCTGAAATTTTAGATAGAAATGATTATTTTAGATCAAAATAAGTTTAAAAATATTTTACACTACTAACTAAATATATGAAAATAGAATCATTTACATTTTTCGATAATACTTTAACGTTATCATTTGATGTTGCATTTCGTCAAATTACATATGTAAAGATGGAATCTGAAAAAGACACAGATTGTTGTCATTTTGATTGTGAACAAATAGAAATAAAATATTCAAAAAAGAAAAACACTTTAACTTTATTTGTTAACGATTCTACTAGTAAGATTGTTATCTTTGTTACAAAATTCGATACACGAGACATATTATTTTCTTATTTTATTGATCTACAAGAATACAAAAAATGCAAGTCACAAAATAGACAACCTACAACAAACGCTGATTTAATAGAACGTGGGTTTAAACAATTAATGAAAGGAAATACAACGCAAAATAACAATGTAGGAAAATCCATAACGTGTCCTATAAAAAATCAAAATATTTTTGCTAAAGTTAATAGGAAAGTGTAACGTTATGGAACTAGAACGTTTGTGTAAACGAGTAAATAATATTCCTAATAGTATTGAAAGAGCGTATATTAAAGACATTACAACAATTGTGGAAGATATTTTATTTGAATATGATATTTTTTACAAAGATACCGATCAACGAGTACAAAAAGAAATATTCTTAAGACGTTTTATAAACATTTTTGGTAAACAAGAAGAAGTTAAAATTTGCAGAGGTATTTCACAAAACGGAAACAAATGTTGTAGACGTGTTTTAGACAATACTGATTACTGTAAAACACACAAGTATCTAGAGTTCAGACAACAAACGCAACAAGAAATGAAAAGCGACAATGTCTTCGTTATAGAAGCATCCAATATTCCAAAAACTCTGGATACAACTAGTTTACAAACACATATGGTTGATGGATCATTTTATTACGTAGATGACTCATTTATATATGACAAACAGACATTAGAAAGAGTTGGATATGTAGAAAAAGATAACTATATTCTCACAGATGATCCTTTTATTTTGTGTTTATAAAAATTCTACATTGTGTTTATAAAATTCTACATTGTGTTTATAAAATTCTACATTGTGTTTATAAAAACCAGTGCGTAAAACTTTATTTATTATTCTTTATAGGAATATTAAATAATACGTAAATTATAATGTACTTGGTATTTTTAACTTTTGCAAGATTATGTGCAGCTCATATTTCAATGAGTTCTCCTCCGTCAAGAAGAAATCAATTAAGTGAATATTATAATAAACCAGGTTTAGTTAACTACAACTTAAGATCACCTTTATATGTAGAACCTGATTTTTTTAGCTTTCCGTGCAAGGGATTTCCAAAAGGTCCTTCAGTGCAAACATTTAATACAAATACGATAACTGTTACATTAGAAGGTACTGCAGTTCACGGTGGAGGTCATTGTCAGTTTGGTGTATCTTACGATGATAAAAACTTTGTTGTATTACGAACAGTTGAAACAAATTGTTTATTGAATAGTATGTCTTATTCATTTGATTTACCGGAAGATGCTCGTGGAGATGACGTTACTGTATTTTGGACATGGATTAATAGAATTGGTAACAGAGAATATTATATGGAATGTGCTGATGTAACAGTTGAAACATCAGGTAATAGGACTGACATTAGTGGTAAGGAATTACTTGTTGTAAATATACAAGATTATCCAAGGGTACCAGAATGGGAACCAGGCGCCCCTAGTTCAGTTGACGGTAGAGATCTTTTAGCTGCTAGAAAAGATATTACGTTAGGTTCTGATGCAAAAAACGTTACAAAACACACGTCAGTAAAAAATGTAAAACATACAAAAAAAAATAAGGTAAGAAGTAATAAAAGAAAAGGAAGAAAAATTTATAGAAAAATAATGAAACCTACGTCTGATTGTTTAGAAGATGAACCCCAAGAAACCCAAGAAACCAAACAACAAGAACAAAATAAAAATGGTTGTTCAAATATAGGAGAAATGCGTTGCAATGGTTCAGGATTTGATACGTGTGTGTATAATAATTGGGTGTTTAGAGAATGTGCAAAAGAAACATCTTGTCAAGAAATTGATAAAAGCATAGTATGTGTATAAGTATATATATACGATTGATATAATTAATTAATTTATTAGATATATCAATTTATAAAACTCTTTTTCGTGTTCTATTTCCTCCCTTATTAATACGTGTTTCAAGTATACCAATACTATTTAGAACATCCTTATCCACTGTAATTTCTTTTGTTGTAGTCGTTGTTCTTTGCCAAACACAAACAAAATCATTCCATGTATTTCCTAATACATTAAATGTTTCTAAAACTTTGACTGGATAAATTGTTTCATTACCAATCTGGATACTCGACCAGTAAGCCAAGGCTTGTCCTGCATCAGAATAAAATCTCCAATTATCACCAGGGTAACCGTGGTAATTACCACCAGTTGGAGCATTTATATAGATATATCCATCTAAACGAACAATTCTTGCCATTTCTTTGAATGTTAACCAAAAAACAGGGTCGTGTTCGAAGCAAGATGTTGAAATAACAATATCAACAGAACCTGTTTCAAAAGGGAGTGGGTCACCAGGTTTTACAACAAGGTCAACACTTGGATCCTTTTCCATATCAATACATATAAATTTAGCACCTTGTTTTGTAAAGAGGTGTCGCAAAGACCCATTAACATTTCGTCCTCCAATATCAACTACAACCATACCAGGTTTACAATATACTTCAGCAAACGAAGTTCCAGATAATAATGCAGTATCGTGCATTTGTACATTAATTATACTTTACTTTTAAATTGAATGTCATTTTATTTAAGATTGTTAAATAAAATCACCACTTTTTATTAATTTACGGTTTGCAAATAGTATTAAATTACTTAATTTGAATAAGCCAAACCACCCATACCGGCCATAATACGGAGAACGTTGTAGTTAACAGCAAAGACCTTGAGTTGACCAGCAGCACCAACGGTAATGTGAAGGGTAGCATTGTCGATACGTGACATATTGACGGTACCACTTGGTTGATGTTGTTCTGGGTTAAGAGCAAATGAGTATACATAGATACCATCAGCTGGGATTCTAGTGTGATGTTGATATGGTTGAACCAAGTTAAAGTAAGCACCAGCACGTGTAGAGAATCGATCTTGACCGTTCAATTGAAGCTTAGCATCACTAATGGATGCATAAACGTTTGGATCAGCAGAAGCATTAGAATCAACAACCCATACAAGTTCCTTGCAAGGATGGTTCAAAGCAAGTTTGCTCTTGTAAGATCCAGCAGCAACAGTTTCAGCACCAGTGAATTGCAATTGTTCAATCAAATATTCGTGTTGAACTTGAGCAAATTGACGACGTTCATCAGTATCAAGGTAGATATAATCAACATACAATGAAGCATCAAGAGTTGGAACAGTTTCCAAATTAGCAATAGTTGCAGATGTAAGACTAGACAAACTAGCAAAAGTAATATTGAACTTGACTTCGTGATATTGAAGAGCAATCAAAGGAAGAGCAAGACCAGGGTTTCTGCAGAACCAGAATTGAAGAGGAATATACATAGTATATTCTGGAGTATCATCACCTGTACCAGTAGAACCTTGTGTCATATCTGTAGTGTTACCAATCATAGTAGCATAACCATCAGATTTTTCAGCAGTTTGGGTTAATTCATTCCAGATAGTCAACCAAGCACCATAATGTTTGTCAATAGTTTGACCACCGATTTCGATGGAAACTTCATCAATCAAATTATGTCCAAGGTTTTCATACCAAGCAACTGCAGTACTTTGAGTACCAGCAGTACCAAGATCATTATCAGTTGATTCCTTCATAGCACCAACGGTAGCTTGAAGGTAAACCTTGTGGATCAAATCACCGTTACGGGAAACGGTGCAAGAAACTTTGCGACCAAAGTCAACAGAACCATTGAATGTTTGTTCAATAGCTTCGATAGCGAAGTTAGTGTGTCGTCTGTAAACGACTTTGAAAACGTTTATACCCTACCTTTCAGTATATTTATCAGGATTTAACCTGGGGACTAGACTATATCTTAAGCAAATTCATAAGAATTCACCCATTACCATTTAGTCGTTGAACTGCATTCATATTATTAAAATTTAAATATTCTAATGCCATATTGTATTTCTCTTCATCTGTAAATTTTTTAGATGTAAAATATTTAGTCTTTAAATAAGGATGATTAATAACTACATATCCAGAAGATTGATAAACTTCTGGTCTAGCTTTTAATTTAACTATATACATAGGAATTTTATCTTCCTTTTTATGAGATTTTGATAAATTTAATTTATGTTCAATAGATAATTCTTTTCCAAAAAAATGATGATTTTCACCTTTTTTACTATTAGAAATGTTTTCTTTTGTTTTTTTATCTCTAGGTTTACAAAAATTAAAATTTTTATCACCTAATTTACTTTGACGCATTTTCTCTTTACTATCTTCGCAATGTAAACCATTTGACCCACCTGTTCTAATATTATAACCATTTGGATATAAAGTATCATACAGATTTATAAATTTTATTTCGTATTTATCTAGAAAACAATTATTACATTCTAATAATATTTCTTTTTTAAAATTATCTTGACCATATTTTTGAATGGCATTATACAGAATTCGACATTCTTTTCTTGTACAATGTTCTTCAAATCGTTTTTCAAAATCTCTTGTAGTTTGACCAATATATTTTTTACCAGAAGGAGAAGTTAAACAATATATTATTCCCATTAATATAATGGGATTTATTAAAATACTCAATTTTTTAATAACTTAGAACTTGGCTGCAGATTGCCCATTTCAATCTAAACTATGTTTAAATTTCATCTTAAAAATTATTACCATACCCAAGTTCTATTCTTGGCCATTAATTTTTTTCAAAACTAACTTGGTATTTTAAGCTTTAGGGGTTTCCCGCAATTTGATAATGTCGCAAATCTAATTAGATTCACTAGTAGCTGAATTATTAATCAAGGGATAAAAAACTGGTTCAATGATTAATATAGGAATTACAACAGATTTTTCTATAACATATCCTAATAGTTATAGCTGGCTACTTTTCTACTCATTTTTAAGTAATTTGAGGATTACCTGTGAGGTAAATATCTTGAGCACCGTAGGCAACTAATTGCATAAGTCCACCACCCATTTTTTTATTGTTTTTATACTATACAAAAAGAAAAAAAATTTCCCTAATTAACTTAATAAATCGCAGTAACTATATCTTATACACGAAATGTTCGAAATATAAGATATTTTATAGACGCGATAATATATTATCTAATTCACACCATCCGTTTCATTTATACCACTTGTTTCCATTTTATTTATACAACTCATTCCCATTTCACTTATATCATATACAAATTCTGATAAATGATATTTAGTAACAAGTTTATCACAATACTTTAATAGAATATATTGAAATGTTACATAATCCAAATCTGTTTGATCTCCATTTTTCCAAACTGCAAAATACGTCCTAATTGGTGACAAATAAAAGTAAAAATATACATCATCAGATAATAATATAGATGATTCATACACATATGTTTTCTCACCAAAATTATGATACTTATAATAATGAACAGCGTATATTGATATATTTTCCATCATATCTCTATCGTTATTTGGTGTTGATTTTATATAATTTATTATATCATAAAATATATCCTCTACCTTTCGAAAATTAGATAAATC